TAACCCTTGTATGTTTATCATTTCCTTTTGAGGGTGTAAAGTTAATTACAGGTATGCCCATTTTTTGCAACTCGTGTGTAAGTGGCATCCCAGATGCTTTAGCCTCAATTAACACCATTTCTGGCTCCCAGTATTTATATTGTTCCATTGCTTCTTTTTTAAGTTCAGGAAAGTTCCAACGGTCTTTTTTAGCATCCAATAGGATTAATGCTTTACCTTTTCCATTATCAGGATCAAATACACCCCACGTTGTAATAGCTGAAAAGTCAGCTGATTCTTTAGCGCTAAACGCTGTATCATAAGATTGAATAATGAACTCTAAATCAGGTATATTTTCTTTTTCCCATTCTTGCCACCACTCACGTTTTATAAGTGCACCTTCCTCGGAGGTAGGTTGTTGCATCCATTGTGCTTGCCACTTGGTTAACGGAATAGAAGCCTTGACCCCTTGTAAGCCCTCCATGGACCAAAAGTTACCCCACATCGGTTTCTCATTTATGATTGCAGGAAACTCGACAACTTCCCATTGGTCTGCCATTGAATCTTTAGCCTGGGCCTCGAGCAGTTTGCCAGTGAGATCCTTTACTGACCAACGTGTCATGACTAAAACAATCGCGCCGCCAGGTTGTAAACGCTGACGTGGACCAGAAGTATACCACTCGTAATGTGACTCTAGGACCGTGGGCGAAAGAGCATCTTGCTCAGAGTGTGGATCATCAATGATAAGTAAATCAGCACCACGACCAGTAATAGCACCACCCACACCAGCAGCAAAATACTCACCTTTATGATTAGACTCCCAACGGCCAGCAGCTTTTGAATCGGCTGCCAAAGTAACGTCTGGAAAAACAGAATTGTACTCCTCTGATTCTATGAGGTTTTTTGCTTTACGACCAAATCGAATAGCAAGTTCCCCTGTGTGGGTCGTCTGTATCAGTTTTGCTTTTGGATGTCTACCCATGAAGAACGCCGGAAATAAATGCGACGCAAATTCTGATTTTGTATGTCTTGGTGGCATATTGACAATAAGTCTTTTAAGCTCACCGTTCGCAATACGATTTAGTTTTTCTGCATATATCTTGTGATGCTTTCCTTCAACGAATTCTGGCCAAACAGTTTTGACAAATTTTATAAAATCGCCTTGGGCTGCTTCACGTTTTTCATCTAAAGCATTTTTAAGGATTAACTTCAGCGTATTCGTATCTAATGATTCTAAGTTCGAAACGTTTTCCATTTTGTAAAAATTTTTTTGAGACTCCAATTATAACGTTTTTGGTACACATTGTCACTCTCAAACAGTGTCCGCCTCAAATTCTGGAGGACCCGATGAAAAAGGGGGGGATGGGGGTCGGAGATTGGAGCTTACGTCCCAGGCGGCGAACGCAGTGAGCCGCAAGAGAATCCCGGGCGGCAATTTGTCGCATGTGACATTATGTCGCACCACTACATCTAGTACCCGGCCAGTTATCCACAGGTTATCCACAACATAATGCAATTGGCTATATACTATGATATCGAGCCATGATAAAAAGATAATAAGAAATAGAAGGAGTCTAGAGTATGACAAATATAGAATTCAAGCAAAGAGTAGGTAATGGTTTCTTCTCTTGCAAATGGATAAATAATAAAGGCGAAGTATCTGTTATTAAAAGAGCAATACTTGGCGTTCATGCTTGGCGACATACTAATCTTGCTACTAAAGACAGCATTAGGGAAAACCCTAACTATGTCTTGGCTTTTCGTGTTGGGAATGGTCTTAACACTAATAGTCGTAGATGGGCTAATATTAACCCTAATACAATAATTGAAATCAATGGAGCAAGAGTATGAGCAAAAAGAATGAATTAACTACAATTAATAATGTTGATATATCACCTCTCATAAGAGAGGTGGTTGAATATTCTAAATCACAAAAATCAGTTGGTGATTTAGAACAATTAATAAGCAAAGTTCCAGCTGGAAATTCTCCAGATTGGAAACTTATTTCAGGTGTTCTTTGTAATGCTGTTGTTGAATGGGCTAGTCAAAATTCTGAAGGTCGTGATTTAATACAGCATATTCAAAGCGATGTTGGATACATACTAAAGCGTATGGGTTTGACTCAATAATCTAGACTCCTATTGGGTCGATAAAAGGGCGATTTATTCGCCCTTTTTTTATGTCCAAATTCCAGCGTCAGCAACTGCTGCCCGGGCAGGAAGACATCAAGATCCTCAAACCAAGGAAACTCAAGGAGTTTAAGACTGGAGTTTAGGATGGGCAGCGGGCGCCCGGCCTGTGGATAACATGTGTATATTGTGGATAACTCTCAAGAGTTTGGAGTTTGGAGTTTGAGGCAAGAGCCGAATAACTCCGTTTATCTTGCCTCATAGTTATTTAATCTATCGGAAGATTCGATTATCTAACTAAACATACTATACATCTTTCCAAACCATGACGCAATAGGTCTATTATTTTTCTTGTGGATAAGTTTCCAAATTCCCTTATCCCACAGATAAGTATATGTATAATCTCTAGTCCATTTATTCCAACGAATCATAGTAATCCTTTCTCTTTCTATCTGCAGTTATATCACGAATCACATTCCGTGTCAACTCCAGTTCCCCGGCGCGCCCGGTGCGTGCGGAGGACATGATGTCGCATGGACCAAGAACCAAGGCTTTGGAGTTTGGAGTTTAGGGCCACAATGCATACACCACATATACGATCACTGCGATCTTCACAGGTAATACTATTAAGAAGTAATCCATTCTTTCCTTTCTTAGACTCTTCGGCAGCCCTGGCTGCAGCTCACCTGCTGCATCCCAGCTTCAGGATCCTAGGAAAAACCTAGGTTTTCCGGAGCTGCTGGTAATTATATAACCTTCCTGGAAGCGTATGTCAAGACCCCGGGCAAAATAAAATGGCGGAAATTCAACCTTTTTATTCCAAAGCTCGTCAGTAAACTCCCGGCGCGCCCGGTGCGTAGAATCCTGATGGTCAACCCTTGAAAAACGGCAGAAAACTGGGAGTTTGGAGTTTGTGGCATAAGCGTTTTCCCGGCGGGCGCCCGGTGCCCGGCCAGTTATCCACAGGTTATCCCCAGCGACATTTAGTCGCTGGAGTTTCGGAGTTTGTACCTAACTTTTAGTAGGACTAAATAAACCCTCGTACATCTTGTCTAATGCACTTCTATTATCCTCGCTGTCTAATAGTATTGCCTCTTGATTCTTCTTCATTGTAGGAACAATACTATCATAATGATTCGCTATTCTATTTAGTATCTCAGTATTCCTATCTAATGAATCTGATATTTCTTTGAGCACTTCCACTATTGGATTGCTACTATCTTCTGGTAAAACCATATTTACTCCAATCTATTTCTTATGAGGGCAGTTCGTTAGTTGTGCCCTCGGTTGTTGATTAGGTATCTAACTATTAACTAATCAATATATATAATATAACATTTCCAATCAGCAAATTCAACCACGCACGCAAATTTTTCTGTGGATAACTTTCCGAGCTTCACGGAACTTGGTCAGTTGCCAGACTGGTACGAAGGTGAAGACGCCGGGCGCGCCCTGGCTGCTGGAGCTGCAGCAGGATGGATGTCATAAATGGCAGAAAACCTAGGAGTTTGGAGTTTGCATCTCAGCTGCTGGGATCCCGGCCATCAGAGTCAGGTAACCGAATCCGCGGAAAACAGGGAAAATTTGACTGGAGTTTTGCGCACCGGGCGCCGGGCGCCCAGGGCCCGGATCTGCGGCCTGCGTCAATTAGACGCATTGACAGGAGTTTCGGAGTTTGTGGAGTTTCTAGTGCTTGGTGGGTTTGACTATTTGTCGTAAGTCTAGGTCCATGAGCCTTCCCTCGTACAGCCCAGGTACTTTAAACACGTTACTTTGGCTAAGTTCCATGGTTTTACACCCATGAAACAATTTAACCTCCTCTAAAAGAGGTAGGTTAACTAAGATATATGAATTAGCACCAGCTACTGCATATCGCATATTCCATGCAATTTGAAAGGGTGATAGAGTTACTGTGTTATTACTGTTCACAACTTTTAATTCAACTGTAAAGAAACCTGTATCTTTACGAAAGACTAAGCAATCTGGGAATCCTGGTGTAACATAACTTTCAAGGCGTGAAACATAGTAATCACCACCTTCTAAATACTTCTTGAAACTCTTCCAAAAATTTGTTTCTGTCTTTACGGTCATACTTCTTCTTGTTTTTGTTCACCCTTTGTTTCCACTGGGGTGATGTCTTTAGGTCCTTCGCTATCGGATTCCTTTTCGACCGATAAGACAGTTTTATTTCCTTCTTTGTTGAACTCACCTGTTAATCCTAATTCCTTTAATTGTTTTAAAACGTCATCACGCGACATAGAGTCGATACTTCCTGTCCTGATTTCTTTACGGTCAATGTACAATCCGGCAGCTTGCCCACGCAACCGCTCAGCATTAACAGCAGCACTATAAGACTTTTCTGCCAATGATTTCTCACGCAGTCTTGCCAACTCCTGTACATGCTTATTTAACTTTACCTCGTGTGTCTTTTCAATTTCAGCTCTACGTGCGATGATAGCTTCTACAACCTTTGGGTACCTTTTACCATTTAATAATTCAGATGCCCTCACATTAGCACTATCTTCATTATAGCCAGCTTGTCTTGCACATTCTGTTGGAGTCAACCTACCCTCATTCTCAGAATATATCTTAACAAACACACGTTGTTTATCTGTTAATCCATCAGCTCTGATTGGATACTTTTTTGACATATTTGTGGCACCACTTGTGGCACCTTTCAATCTTTCATCTACCATGCAAAACCCCGCAGTATAGTTGAATATTTACTCATTTTTATTTCCAAAAAACAAAAAAGTGCCTTGCGTCGTCTAGAGTAGTGACACATAGGTGCCACAACATAAGTCATTGAATTATATAG